TGGGTGGTTAAGTGATTCTTCTATGGTTAGTACAGCAGAAAGACCTATACCTTTGCCCTATGAATTATCTTCTTTTGAAGTAACAACAAGACAAGAGAATATTTTTAGAAAAGGTACATTAAAGAATGATTATTCAACAGAGTTATCTGAGAAGGCTTTTTGGTTTTATGTTGCACCAAAAATTCTAAAAGAAGTATATAATGTTAACACTTCATCTACGATAAATGATTTTATTTGGAATGGTTTTTCTAGATTGATAATGGATATATATTTTTCATTGAAGCCTATATTTGCTGATAGTATATTAGATGATAATAACAATATAACAAACTATTCAATGGATAGTGAATTATCTATTGTTAGATTAAAAGTAAATTACAAATATAGGAGATAATTAGATGGCTTATTATAGCAAAAGATTTGATAATGATTTTATATTTACATTAAATATTGTTACAAATATTGAAGGTTTTAATCCAAATAATTTACCTAATGAATTTCGTATTGAAGTTACAGAGGGTATTTATAAATATAAACAAAAAGTTATCTTTGATAAAATAGAGCCGTCTATTATAGTTACGAATAGTAATATTAATGATTATAGAAATAGCACCGATTATCATTTATTAAATAATGGTTTTCAATTTTTAATAACCTCATCTGGGGATTTTAGTTGTCGTATTTTAGCTAGAGGAAATAATGGGACCAATGATGTTGGTTTTTATTTACCTGAGATTAAAATTACATTTATGGAAGGTTACAATTTTATAACTACAGAATGTATATTACCAAGGGTTTTCACAAATAAAATAAAGAAGTTAGATCCAGATGAAGAAGATGTTTTATTATCTAAAACAGATAATAGAAGTGAGTACAATTATGGTATATTAAATACCACAGGTAATTTATATTTAAACAATTCCAATTCAACAAAGTACAATAAATACAATATAACAGATAATGGAACTAATTTAGAATCACATTCTAATCCAGAACAAACTCCGTTGTATATTAGGGATTTGTATGTACTAATACCTGAAGAACTAACATTATCTCACGATTATGAGTATGAGGGTGAAACTTATACACTACAACCACTATCAATTAAAACAGAAAAAATACATTCCTACATACAAGACAATATTACGGGTGAAAAGTTTCAGGTTAATTTTACAGATAATGGTGAAGAAGTAGAGACTATAACTTTATTTGATTATAATAATGGTGAAATAGTATTAACCACAAATGTAGTTAAGCACTCCTTTACACAACAAATAAGAACTAACAATATTTCAAAAGTTGCTAAAAATGAGTTGATTTTTGGAGTGAATTATTAAGGGAGATTTTTATAAATGTCTGGGATTACAACAAGTATAAATAAGTTTAATAAGAATAAATTTTTGGTAAGATTTTCTGACTTTCCAAATTTAACTGATATAAGTTTTGACACTCATATCTTTAACAACTACATAAAATCATTTAATATTCCTGATATATCAATGACGATGTTAAGTAGTACTTATTTACACAAAAGACAACTACACCCCAATACAAAGGGTTCTAGGGACTTACAAACAATAACAATCGAATTTATAATAGATGAAGAGATGAAGAATTGGTTTGTAATGTATGCTTGGTTAGTTGAAACTAGACATGGATTAACAAGTGGTAAAAAATCATTAATACAAGAAGAATTAGTTAGGCTAAATTGTGTAGATGCTATTGAAATAATATCATTGGATAATAACAATAATGTAAAATCAAAATTAAAATTTAAACATTGTATATTAAGTAATATAGGTTCATTACAACTACAGTATGGTGTGTCTGAAGAAGCTACATTTGTTTGTACATTTGAGTATGAAGAAATTGATATTGAATTAATGTGTAAGGATGATTAATGAAAAATAACATATTAAAATGTCATGTGTGTTCAAAAGAATTTAAGTCAGGTAAAGCATTAAACTCCCATATTGTAAGTGCTCATGCAATGGGGATTAAATTCTATTACGATAAATATATAAAGAAAAGTTGGGAAGGGTATTGTAAAAATTGTGAAAAACCCACTAATTTTGTTAGAATATCTTTTGGTTATAGAGAGTTTTGCAGTCTTAAATGTAGTTTTGCTTATAGAAAAAAAACAGCAAAACCAATGTCTATGGAATGTAAAGAATGTAATTTGACTATTAAAGGTCAAAATGATATGACTTTCTTACAACGATTTAGAATACACCTGCGAACTGTACACAATCTTTCTCTACAAGAATATTATGATAAACACTTGCTTAAAAAAGGTGAAAAAGAATGTTTGTGGTGTGGAAAAGATAATGTTTTTTATACTTTTTTTAAGGGATACTCAAAATATTGTAGTAATGATTGTGTTGTTGCAATGAACAAACACAAAAATACTGTTGTTCAAAAAAACTTTAAAGAAGAACAAAGTACTATTACAAACATAGAAGAAAATAAGAAAAAAATTTATGAACTAGAACATAAAAGTAGATTAAAAGATTTTGAATATGAAAATGAAAAAGCTTCTTGGTGTTTAGTTGAATTTGATAGAACAAAAACGGATTTGAATTTTCAATCCGATGAATTTAATGACTCTTTTATTACAGAATCTGGTGGAACTTTTGATTCTGAAAACATGTGGTTAAATTAATTTTTTTTTGTATAAATACTATACAAAGATATTTTAATAGGAGAATAAAAATGAAAAGAAAAGTTATAATGACTGAAAGTCAATTAAGAGAATTAAAAAAATTCATGCGTTTGAGAAAACAAAAGAATAAAAGAAAAACAATTAGTGAAAGTAGATTTGGAAGACGAAGAAGATTTCTAAACGAAGCAAAAGGGAAAGATAAGGTTACCTTTGATGTTTCAGTTTTTGAAGATGAATTTAAACCAGATAGTATGAAATATATAGGTAAAGAGAAGTTTAAGGATATAGATGACTTAGCTTATTATTATAATTATAAACACAAATATAGTGATTTTTATATATTTGGGTTTTTTGGTGCTAATGTAAATATTAATATAGATAGTAAAAAATTTAAAGAAGATTTCCCATATGGTTGTAATTTTTTCTTTGAATATGAATCTGTAAGAAATTATACAGGACCTTTTCTACGGTATTTAGGTTATAGTCCTGAAGATGATATGTTTGATGGTGAAATCGAAGAACTACTTGAAGAATATAATGCAAAAACTTATACAGACCAAATCATGAAAGAAATATATATGGCTGTAGAAGAAGCAATTGATAATCATATAAAAGATTTAGTTGCAGACAACCTTAAAGATTCTTTTGAAAGTATTGCAGTCCAGCTTGGATTGTTATAATTAAAATAAAATTAAAAAAGCCCTTCCTTTTAAGGAGGGGTTTTATTTTTTTTATCTCAAATGTAAGCTCAATATAAATGGTGAAGCTTTATCTGGGATTCTATAAAAATCAGCAAACAAAAACAATTTAATTTGTTTTTTATTGTTTAGATAATTGATATTGTATTTATCCTTATTTTTAATCACTTCAATTACTGATTTATATTCTTCATTTAATTTATCTAATTCTTCTTTGAACTCTACCAATTTTTCTGTAATAATTGGATTTTTATTTTCATCAAATAGAATATTACCTTGATCATCTCTATCTGAATATACTTGAACAAGTTGCCCTCGTTTATCGTTAAACTCTAAAAACTTAGGGTCTTTTCGTTCATCATAAAGATTTTCCATTACAATTTTATATTCTTCAAACACTGAATGAATGTTTTTTACTACAAAATTAGAATATAGTAAACTAAAACCTTCACCAGTCATATCTTTATTTAGTAATTCAAACAAATTTTTAATTTCATTTAGTGTCAAATCAACTTCAGTTTCTACTAAACTGCGATTGAGTGCATCAATAAAATCATTATTATTTGTTTTTAAGTTAGACGCTGTAACCTCTTTATTTTCTGTCATATTATTTTCTCCATTGTTATTATTTGTCTTTTCTTTTTTTACATCCACCTCTGTGAATTTATCAAAAAACTCTGAATTATAATTTATTCCTCCATCCATTTTTTATTTCTCCTTATTTACAGTTAAAAATTTAATTAAACCACTACATGGTGTAAATGTTAATTCCCCAAAATACACTTTGTTATTTACATAATATAAATCAACACGAACAAATTTATAATCACTACATAACTTAAGTACATAAGGTTTCATTATATTTAGTATTTCTTTTTGTCTTTTATTTAATTCACTAGACAATGGTTTATTTCCAACCCATTTATCTGGTACATTACCATCTCCATCTGTACTAGCAATAAATTCTTCTAAATTTTTACTAATTTTTTTAACTAAATGTACATATTTAATTTCACCATTTTCACACCAAAAATTCCAATCTAATAAATTACCTAAATACTCTTGTATTATAAATCCAGGCTTTATATTTTCATATTGCCATTCATATCCACTTATATAAGTAAAATTTAATCCTAACCATTCATTAACAACATCAATCATATAAGAAGGATTAAAGCTATCCGTTTTATTAAAAACAAAATTCCATCCTGAACCATGGTTACATTTTAATATGTATTTACCATTTGGGATATCTTTAATATCATTAAATGTTAATTTTCCTCTCTTTACTAATATAGGTTTTATAATTAACTCTTCTAACCCTATATTTTTTAATTCATTTAATACATTTATTTTATCACTCCACTTTTGTTTTCTAATATCTTTATCATAGAATTTATTATAACAAATTCTATCTTGGAGCGTTTGTGGTGACTCTATATTTATTTCTTCATCTCTAGCTTTTAACCATTCAATACCATATTTTATTTTATCTTCAGAAAACTTACAATTATTGTAGTCTGTATTATACAAACCACTTTCCCATAATTTTTTATACTCTTCTTCACTCAAAATCATAAATTAAACTCTGTTATTATATTTTTCATTGTATTGTCTTTGTAAATATAGTAATTTACATATTCATTTTTTAAAATATCAGAATTATATATTTGGATTTTATTTGCACAACTTCCTCTATTTATTTTTATATTCCAATCTTCAACTGATTTAATATGATAATGATACAATCTAAATAAAGCTTTATGATTTAATTTACCATATGTTGTTGTTGAAATTCCATCTAAATCCACAACTGATTTTCTCTTATTATTTATAAATGGAACATGTCCTCTTTCTACATTTTCTTTAGAAAAATCATAATTTAATTCTTTTTTATAAACAACAACACATTTACCTTGAGAACTTGTATCATCTCTTCTATATTTTGAACTATCTATTAAATTAACACTTCTTTTTTTCTTTAGTTTTTTTGAAGACATTAGTATTTGTGGAATTAGAATACAATTTACATTATTCTCTTCCATCACTAGTCTAAAATAATCATCCATCTGGATGTATTTCTTATACTTTTTTTTACAGGATAATTTATGATAATTTGAAAACCCAAAATGCCATAAAAATTCATCATCATCTATAAAAGCTATGAAATCATTTTCATTAAAATTATATCTATTATTATTTATTATATCATTATATAAATTCCATTGATCTGGAAAACCAATTATCTTTTCGTATGTATCTTCTGGTCCAATAAATTGTTTTATATCAACAGAAGATTCATTATCCAATACATGAATTATAAAATTCATTTTTTTATGATAATCATACCACAACTTAAAATCATCATCTCTATAACTTTTCGTTATACAAACAATATGATTCACTATTCACCACCCTTGCTAATATTATATAGTTCTATTAACTTTTCATACAATTCTTCTTTATTTATATCATCTTCTAGATTATCTATATAAATCTTAAATAGAGTTGATAAATTAAAGCTATCTACATTTAATTCTATTTCTTTTGTTTCTTCCATAGCTTTTGGTAAATAAAAAACATTTACTGGATAAGCTGGATTTTCATTATCAATCTCTTTTATTACTTTATTTATATTTTTAATAGAGTCTTGATAATCATAAGGAATCTTTAAATCAATAACATTTTTATTTACTAAAGACAAATCTACATTTGGAAACTTAAACTCTATGTATTCTATTGATTCTGTATTATCCACCCACTCAAAATTATTATTACTTAAATCTAAAATAGCATAGCCTCTTTTCTCGTTTCTATCTATCCTAGTCATTTGGTAAGGAGAACCAATATAAGTTATAGTTCTATTGTCCTTAAAGGTCTTTCTATCCCTTTTATGGTAATGTCCTGTGTATGTATGCTCTATTTTAGATGTGACCTCAGATACGGTTAAACCTTTAGTACATAACCTTCCACCACCTAGATCAAAACCAACTATATCTAAATGTGCAAAAGCGTATTTATAATTCTTATCTAACAAATCACCAAAATCATCATAATTTGTCACCCACGGCAACATTAAAACTTCATTATTTTCAAAAACTACAGTCTCAGGTTTTTCATATACTTTTACATTATTTAGTAATGATATAGCTTTTAGACTATTAATCTCTGTTGTTGTTGTATAATAAATATCGTGATTTCCTGCAATAACATGAACATCAAAATCTTTAAATGTATTCTTAAAAAGGTCTATAACAACATTATCTGTTTGTACATTTACAGAATATCTAGTATCAAAAGTATCTCCACAAACCACAATTGTTTTTATATTTTTTTCTTTTAGTTCTTTTACAAATTGATTTTTCAAAAATCTAATTTGCGATTCTTGGAAAACTTTATCTGATTTTTTATCACCAATATGTAAGTCTGATATTAAAGCTATTTTCATTTTAAACCTCTTTCACTATTTCTGAAAATAAATTTTTCTTTTTAACCTCTATTACTTCATTCCAACTCATCTGAATTTCTGCTAATTTATGGCTAATTAAATAAATACCTAAATTAGTATTCTCTTCTGTTACAATATTATATAAAGTTGTTAAAAATTGTTCTGTACCACTTAAATCAACTCCTGCATCCAATACTTCATCAATAAATAATATAGAACAAGACCAGTTGGATATAATTTTACTAATATCGTAAAAGGATAATAATATTGCCATATCAATTCTTGATTTTTCACCATTTGAAAACTGATTGTAACTTTGTGTATAATGTCCAACTGTTATTGTTTCATTCATCAAACTATCTATTTCAATGTTTATATTTAATTCAAATTTAGTTAAATAATCATTTATTTTTTGATTTAATATAGGTAGTAATTTATTAAAGAAAAAGCTTCTTAAACCATCATCACCCAACATCTCAATTAACTTCATATCTATTCTAGTTTCTTCTTCTAATTTAGATAAATAAACCTCAATTTCTTTTTTCTTTAATTTTAATTCAGATAATTTATCTTCATATGGTTTTATATCTAAATCACATTTCTTTTCTTTTAATTGATTAAGTTTTTGTGTGTATGATATTTCTTTTTCTTCTTCATAAGATAATTTAGTTTCTTCTTCTTTTACCTTTTGATTTATTAAATCATACCTATTTTTTATAGCTTTTTCTTTTTCTATTTTTTCATTTAATTCTGTTTGTTGCTTATATAATTCAGGTAAAGTTTTATTTTCTATAACATCAATCTCAGTTTTTAATTGTTCTAAATGCTCTAATGCATGCCCCTCATCTAATTTAGAATCACATAAAGGACATTTTACTGCACCATCTAAATTAGATAAAGTTCTATTTATACTATTTTTATTGTTATTAACTACCTTCACATTGGCTACAACATCATTTAACTGCTCTACTAGCCTGCTAGTATCATTTACAGTTAAAGACTCTAATGCACCTAAACCTTTTTGTATATTACCCTTAAAACGACTTATATTTGAATTTATTAAAGATAATTCATTTTCAATTTGTTTTATCTCTAACTCTTTTTGTTTATCAAACTGCTCAATATATTCAGATGTTCTTTTTATATAATTTTCATTATCTACAATTGAATTATCATATCCATCTAACTCCGATACTTTAATTCTTTGTTCTGTTTTATTTAATGAATCTCTTTTTTTAACTTCTTTTAACATCATAGTTAAAACATCTATATTAAAAATACTTTCTATTAAACTTCTTTTATCTGCTATCCCCATTGATAAAAATGGCTTACTATTTGTTACTGCTACACCAACTATATTTTTAAATAGCTTTTCATCTATACCTATAATTTTATTTATCTCTTCTTGATTTAGTTTTTTGGATGATAAGCTTTCTAAATTTTCACCATTTTTAGTTAAACTAAATAAATTTGGTTTTAATCCTCTGGTTAATATATATTCATCTTTTCCTATAGAAAATTCTATAATAACTTCTAAACCTTTTTTATTATACCTATTTATTAACTCATTTATTTTAACACTTCTAAATGGTTTTCCAAATAATCCAAAATTTATAGCATCTAAAAATGCTGATTTACCACTCCCATTTGGTGCTTTTATTAAATTTAATCCATATGTAAAATCAATTTCTGTGTAAGTATTACCATATGACAATAAATTTTTTAACTTCATTCTTTTAAAGTTCACAAACATATATACCTCAACCGTTTATTATTTTATAATAATCTAAATAATTTTTTATAGTAAAAGACATTGCTTTAATATTATCTAAAGTACCTTTAATGTAATTTACATAATACTCTTGATCTTTTATCTTCTTGTATAATTCAGTATATTGATCTATTTGAAAAAACTGATTTTTTATTTCTGATGTTGAACCCCAACTATATTTACACAATCTGTTATTTGGGTTTGTACCAAATTTTATCTCTTCAAATAATCTACTCTCTAAAACATTTAGTTCTGTATTCATCTCTACTAGAATATAATTTTGTTTAGAATATACACTTTGCCAATACTGAATCTCACCTGGTAAATTGTTGTTTTTTTCTATTATATTATCAATTTTATCAGGCATTTTTGTATCTTGTTCTGCTCGTTGTTTTACTCTTCTAAAATCATCTAAGTTCATTAAATTCTCCTCCCATTACAGAAAAAATAAGCTTCCTCTTTGTTATTACCATCATACTCAATACACATTCCATGAATATTATTTCCTTTGTATTCAAACTTCAAAACACACTCTCTTTGTTTATTGAAAATGTAACATACACCTTCACTATCCTCAAAATATGTTTTGCCTTCAATACCACCATCTTCAAATATACATAATTTTTGTCCATTTGT